AACAGGCGCGCGTGGATGCGGCGGCAACATCTGAACAAAAGCGTGCAGATGCACAGGCGACGCAATCCAGAATGGATATAGAAGCACGGGCAACACAGGCGCGCATGGATATGGACGCGCAGGCGACACAGGCATCTCTGGCAATGCAGGCTACACAGGCTCGGGATGATGCGAACGCGAAACAAGCGCGCATTGATGCGCAGTCCACATCTGATAGTTTGGCGACTGCCACATTTACTTCAATGACGCTGACTGCCATTCCGCCACATGCGACGTTGACTCAAATAGCTGTAGATAACCAGATCGTGATCTCTACGCAAGAAGTGGAACGGTCTGCGCTGACTTTGAAACAGGCGCGGGATACGAATGTGATCCAGTGGCTGATCCCGACGATCATTGCGTTGTTTCTGGCGGCGGTGGCGGGCTTGTACGCCTATAACCAGAGCCGCATTCGTGAGATCCGTGATGAGGATGGAACGGTGCAGGTATTTGTATTTGACAATAAGACCGTGACGAAGCCTTCGTTATTGGCTGGTCCTGTTTTGGATCTGACAACGAATACTATGCCGCAAATATCCTCGCCGCAGGAACAATCAGAAGTGACGCGGCGCGAACAGGCGATCAAGGCACTGGCGGCAATGCCAGTGCGTCCAACGGCGAACGGCACGGGCACATTCAATGAGGTTTTTTCAACTCCACAGAAACGGGAAGATGCTTTTGAGATCGTTGATGGTGACACACTGCCGCCTACTGGTCTGTTGGATGGCGAGGCGTTGAAGAGCTTGGAACACGATTGGAAAGAGGCGAATCATGACAAATAATTTTGCTCAACAGGTGGCTTATAAGACGCTGACGCTGTTGGATGAGCGCAGGGCGCGCGTGGACTTGAATGCAGTTTCTTTCTATGTATGGGTACGCCCCGATCGTTTGGTGGTGATCTTCGATCCCAATGCTGTGGATCTGCGGAAGCTGAACGATGAATTCGCGCACGGACTTTCTACGCGATTACAGGGAAGGATCGTAAAACGGACAAACTCGCGCGGGATGTTCCTGCAAGTTGGATACGATATCCCAATGATGCTGGGTGATCTGAGTGTGGCGGATCTGGATCTGAGCAAACAGAAATCGCCTTTCGAGATGCCGATGGGAATGAGCGCGCGCGGCGAGATGTGGATCTCACTGTTGGAGGGAGATTCGTTCTTGGTATCAGGTTCGCGCGGATTGGGAAAGACGGGCTTATTGCACGGATGGATACAGGCGTTGCTGGCGGGCGGAAAAACTGACGTGTATGCACACGATGGAAAGCGCGGCGTTGAATTCTCGCGTTATATGGGCGCGGAACATTTCCACATGGTTATGAATTTGGCTGATACGCTGCGACGTTTGAGCGAAGAGGCGATGAAGCGCAGACGGATCCTGCTTTCGAGCGGGCACGCAAATATTGTTTCCTATAACGAGGCAAATCCAAATGAACCGATCAAGCCGATCGCGTTGTTTGTGGATGAGGCCGCACTTACAAACGATGAGGAGAAAGCATCATTAGTGGAGATCGTTGAACGGGAGCGGGATACGGGTTTTTATCCGATCCTGGCGACGAACCGACCCGAAGCTGCGGCGCTGTTGGTAAAGACAAATTTGGTGACGCGCATTTGTTTTCCTGTGCCTTCGTGGAATGCAAGCCAGATGGTGTTGGGGATGAATGGCGCGGAAAGCCTGCCGAAAATTCAGGGGCGTGGGTTGATCGTATTCAAAGCGCGGGTGACGGAGTTCCAATCATTTCGCGTTGAGTATCCAGAGCCGAGTGAAGAGACGGTGCAATTGGTATTGAAGTTGAACGAGGAAAACGCACAAGAGACCAGCGCGAAACCTTTGAATGATGATCTTTTGCAGAGAGCGCGGACGCTGAAGGATGAAGGGTTGAGCCTGACGGCGATCGTGAATAATATTTGGGGCAGTGCTGGCGGCGCAGCATTCTATGAACGGATACGATTGCTGAAAGAGGCATTAGGCACATAGTATTTAACCGCTATTTACAGGCGTGAAATATTTAACCGCTATTTATTCACTACTTCGTTTTTGACGGATGTTTGTTTGAAGTGAATTATGCGGTGAGAGATAGACAGTGAAGTAGTAGTAGTAACCAACCATAAATCAAAAAGGAGATTCGAATGACAAATTCAATGGGTTTGGATGCGGGAATGGGCGCGATCAAAGTCTGGTCTGATGAAGGCGGGCTGGATATGTTGAGCCAGGTGGCTGTGAATGGAAGCGGACACATGGGTGCAATGATTGGGTTGAAGAATGATAAACGTCCGCTATTGGTGTCAACAAATGATGGCGAATTCTATGTGGGCGCGCGGGCGCATAACTATGGACGCCCGATCGAGAATTTGGATTTCGACCGTTTGATCGGAAGTCCGGAAATGCGAGCATTGGTTTATGGATCGTGGAGCCGTTATATACAAGAGCATGGATTATTCCAGACGTCAGTTGGAAGCGGAAAAAATATCAAGCTGGAAGATACTCCGCTTTCGCTGATGGTGGGGCTGCCTTTGCAGACTATGGGTGATGATATGAAGGATTACCGCAAGGCGATGCGGGCATGGCTGGCGGGTCCGCATTCATGGCGGGCGGACGATGTTGAATATAGTGTGATGGTGGAACGGGTGCGCCTGACTTCGCAGCCTGTGGGGGCCTTGTTTGATTATGTGATGGATGATGAGAAGAAATATATTCCATCACGAAGCAAGGCGTTGACGGAGGAAGTGGGCGTGATCTCTGTTGGTTTCAATACGTTGGAATTCATGGTGATCGAGAACCAGGTGGCGACTGAGAAATTCACTGGCGGAGAGAAGCTGGGTGTGCGCCGATTGTTGGAATTGCTGAACCCGAAGGGCGCGTATTCGCTCGGTGAATTGGATATGAAATTGCGCAATGGCAATTTGAAACATCGTGAGAAGATGCCAATCTGGGCAAGCGAGGTCAACGGCGCAATCGAGCGGATTTGGAAGGACGCACTTGAGCGTTTTGCGGCGGTGCTGGTTGTGGGCGGTGGTGCAGTGTTGTTGGGCGATCAGTTGAAGCTGCGCGGCAAAGGCGTGATTGCGGATGAGCCTGTAATGAGCATTGCACACGGTTTGTATAAGCTGGATAAGGCGAAGAAATAATGGCAAGACCGAAGAAAGGTCCGCGCAGGCATTTGCATATTGATCCGTATGTGTATCCCAATGGGAGCGCACGGGTGGATAAGGCTTTGGCCTGGTATGAGAGTCAACCTGCGGGCCAGCGGACGAGGATGTGTTGGGAGTTGATCATTGCGGCGGTGAATGGCGAGCTGGGTGTGGCTTCGACGGTGGCGCTGGGTGATGAGGACGCGGAGCGGTCACAGGCGGCGTTGGAAAGTCTGTTGGCAAATATGGTCATGGATGAAGAATAAATGAAAAAAATTATTTTCAATGCTTTAGTGATCGCGGTGACGCTGGTTTGTTTTGCTGCGTTTATGTCGCTTTTGAAATGAGGTCGTGATGGATGATGTGATCGTGATTCGGAATGTGATCGAGGAAGATGGATGGCGAGTTTTGCAGGTGATGTCGAATTCGCCGATCAATGCGGCGTTTCCTGCGGATGCAGTCCTGGATAAAACTGTTGATAACGGTGTGCATCATTTGAGTGTGCGCGAACCTGTGCGCGGTGCGGTCGATATTTATTTTGAGGGTCTGCCGATACAGTACCGCCAGATGGTGGTGTGGAATTTTTCGGGTTGTAAATCTGTCCGCGATGCGATTGGGCAGGCTGCAACGGAGTTTGAACGTCAGTTTGGGACGAAGGCGATTTATGGATTTATGAAGAAGCTTCCGCGCGGTGTTGATAATGGCCAGGAAGTCGAATCGCTTGAGTTATTCGATGCAGAGTGGATGTTGAACATGTGTGTTGCTGTTGGATGTTCAGAGTAAGGAGAGATCAATGGAAAATGTGGACGGACGGACGCTCAGTGATGCGAAGCAGTGGCGATGTACACGGAATAAAGATCATGTGTTGGGCGTGATCGAGAGAGTGCAGGATGATATGACTCTCAATGGCAGGTCGGTAAAGTATTACACGACGCGATTGGTTATTTTCCGCGCAGCGGTTGACCTGGGTGCTGAGGTCCCTACAGAGATCGAGGTGGCGGGCGCGTTGGATGGGAAGATGTTGAGCATGGTTTGGAAATGCTCTGTGCCTGGCTGCGGATGCATGCGGGAGTGGCACCCTGATGAGGGTGCGCTGGAGTTGCTGCAGAGTTTATATGGAAAGAATAAGGTGTGAGATGGCTAAATATTTAAAAACCGATGATGACCTTTTTCACTTTGTGCCTATTACAAGCGACTCGCCAATTGGTATGTGCGGTAATTTCGTTCGAGTTTGTGGTGATAATTGGAGCAAAGTTACATGCCCTGAGTGCTTGAAATATAAACCAATGCCGAAACGAATTCAGCGTATGAGAATAAAAGGCTGGCGAATGCCTAAAAATACTGTGTACGTTGGTCGCCCTACAAAGTGGGGCAACTCGTACATAATTGAAAGCGAAGAAGAACGAGCCGAAGCAGTTGAATCATTTGAGATTGAAATAAAAATGAAGATAACTCGGCGCGGTCTTGACCTCTCGCCATTGCGCGGTAAAGACCTTGCGTGCTGGTGTCCACTTGATAAGCCCTGCCATGCAGATGTCTTATTGAAATTGGCAAATGCGGAGGTGCGCGATGCTATATAAAAACGCTTTGCAAATTGCTGAACAGTGGGTCGAATATTTTCGGCCAGCATGCGAGCGGATTGAGATCAAGGGGTCGATCTCACGCGGGAAGGCTGAGCCGAAGGATATTGAAATTTTAGCGATCCCCGATTTGACGCCTCCACCATCATCAAAGATCGAATTCGGAAAGCCAATTCCAATTCAATACAAAACGCAACTTGAAAAATTAGTGGATGAAATGTGTGAGGCTGATGTCTTCTTTTTACGAGCGAGCGGAGAGAAATATAAGAAGATCTGGCTATTGAAGGAATTGATTCAAATTGATTTATTCCTGGTGACACCTCCTGCAGAGTGGGGCGTGCAGTCTGTGCTCCGCACGGGTCCCTCAGATTTCAGTCACTGGATGGTGACGTGCAAATATCGCGGAGGTGCGCTGCCTGATGAATATATTGTGGCGGATGGCGCAGTTGGTCAACGGGTGCGCGGTGATAAGGGCGATGGACGCCAGGGAGTAATTCCCATGCCTGAGGAGATTGATTTCTTCAGGTTGTGCGGAATGGAGTGGATCGAGCCAAGTCAACGTGTGGCGAGGTGGACGAGATGACCGAACAGTCTTTTATTAAAATTGTAGTCTTATCCATCTAATAAACCTTTTTATATATCCTGCTCCAATCGTAATGATTACAAGGACTGCTACAGCAGTCCAAACTGGATGTGCTGCAAATTGCGACTTCAAGAATTCGAATATGATTATCAACATGATGTTTCTCCTTTGAGACTATTCTATATCTTGAATGAAAATTAAACAGTCACCAAAATCTTGACAAATTAGAACGAGCGTTCTAAAATACTTTTGAACAGCCACATGCGGGCCCGCAGTCCACATGCTGGCTGTTCGCTATTTAAGGAGCGTGAATGCCGTTACCGAAGTTTAGTTATCAGCTGCCTTTAGAGTTAGATGTTCCTGAAGTTGAAGTTTCGTCATCTCCGGGAGTGATCAACATTGATGAAATGAGATTGCGTGAGCAGGTGGCGCGTAAAGGGTTAGATGGATTGGTGGGAAAGATCGGATCGCCGCGTTGGTTGGATGATTATCTTGAGCTATGCAGGGGAGGATGGCCGTGGCGAGTGGCAGCATATATTGCCTGGGCATCTACACCGAAGGGGAGTAGAGAACCAAAGAGACAGGATGACCTGGCGCGGAATCATCTGGGATTGACGAGTGATCGAGCAATCAATACCTGGCGCAAGAAAAACCCTGCTGTGGATGAGATGATGAGGATGATGCAATCAGGTCCGTTGTTCAAGCATCGAGCCGAGATCTATACAGCACTTGTGGCGGTGGCTGTGAAACCTGAATACAAGAGTCACAACGATCGCAAGCTGGCTTTGGAGTTGATGGGGGATTACATGCCCACACATAAGTTATTGGCTGCGCTCACAGCAAGAGGTAGCGCGGGCGTGAAGACGGATGCGGAACTGGATGACCTGGTCAAAGCATTGGAGAGCGAGGTGAAGGATGACGGGCAATAATCCAGTAATTGTGGAGATATAGAATGGACAATGATTTGAAATTCGATCAGCATAATGCAAACAAAGGCACAGAGCGCGGCAAGGAATTACTAGAGCAATCTGTGACGGAACTTGGAGCGGGAAGATCCATTCTTAGTGATAAGAACGGACAGATTATTGCAGGGAATAAAACCCTGGCTGCAGCACAGAAGGCGGGCTTGAAGGTGCGTGTGATTTCCACGAAGCGCGATGAACTTGTTGTTGTGCAAAGAGAAGACCTGGACTTAAATGATCCTTCGGGTGAGGCAAGACGCCTGGCGTATTTGGATAACCGTGTTGCAGAGCTAGACCTGGCGTGGGATGCAGAACAGATCGCCGAGGATGCAGCTGCAGGGATGGATTTTGATTCGCTTGGTTTTTTGGATAAGGAGTTACAAAGTTTGCTTGTTAGCTTGGAGCCAGAGCTTCAAGAAGAAAAAGCGGATGTTATTGAATTGATAAATCACGCGGATGAGCTTGCGGGAAAATGGAAAGTTGAAGAAGGGCAGATTTGGAAGTTGGGAAATCATCGTTTGGCAATTGGCGATTGCACAGATGCAAATGTAATTTCAGCATTGATGGAGAATGAGAAGGCTTCCATTTGCTGGACAGATCCACCCTGGAATGTTGATTACGGTGGCCGCATCGAAGAAGATAACGCACAAGGATATAAGAAGCGAACCATGAAGAACGATAATTTGGGAGATAAATTTCCTGAATTTATGCGAGCTTCTGTGAAGAGTATCTGGGATGCGTGTGAGCCAGGTGCATTGATTTATTTGGTCATGAGCGCGCAGGAGTGGCCAGTGATCGACAAGGCGCTGCGCGATAAAGGATTCCACTGGTCGAGCACGATCGTATGGATGAAGGATCAACTTGTGCTTTCAAGGAAGGATTATCACACCCAGTTCGAGCCGCTATGGTACGGATGGAAAAGTGATGCGGCAAGGATTAGAGAAGTGATGGACCGCAAGCAATCCGATGTGTGGCAAATCGACAGGCCGAAACGATCGGAAGAACATCCAACCATGAAGCCATTACTGTTGGTGGAACGATCGTTGATGAATTCAAGTTTGCCCGGTGATGTGGTGCTTGATCCATTCGTTGGAAGCGGAACAACGTTGATCATGTGTGAGCAACTGCAGAGACAATGCAGGGCAATTGAACTTGATCCGATTTATGCGGCGGTGACGATTGAAAGATGGCATCTAATGACGGGATTACTGCCAGAAAAATTGCCTTGACTTCCCGGCACTCCTACGGCCTACTAATGGCATATCAAATAAAGGAGATCGAGATCAAATTGATAGTTGACTTTTAGCGAAAAGATTCTATAATTGAACTTGAAAAGCGCCGAGGTGCCCCCCTCACCCCGGCGCTTTTCATTTTAATTAAACTCTTGACATTGACTCAGTTAATGTTAAAATTTTCCTACAACTAAATTTACCTGCAGGCCTAGCAAATTGGCGAGGCCGCCTATGACAAGATGAGCGCTGTCGTGACGTAATGTCACGACAGCGCTTTTTTGTTGCCAAAAAAGGAGACACGATGCTTACTGAAATTCAACTATACACGCTGGCAGTATTAGCGACGGTGATCGTTTATGCGGTCAATTTGCTGGTGAAGGCGAAGGTCAAGATCAACCGCGGGTGGTTGACAGTTGCGGTGTATGTGATCTCAGGTTTGCTGGCATATGCATGGAATGCCCCCGCGTTCCCTGCGTTTCCTCCATTCGTTGATCTGGCCGCATTTGTGCCCGCGTTGATCACCTATATTTCAGCATTGCTGACTTTGCTTGGGCCTGTGGTGGCATTGGCAACTTTGATCTATAACGCCTTGCTGAAGAAAGTTCTTGACAATGTCGCAGTCAGACTTTTGAAGAAATAACATTACTGGAATAACCCCATGGACAATGAGGATCGCTATCGCATTCATATCATCATCGAGTTTTCGGAGGTGATCATGCAGCTGCGCGATCCTTATGAGGATGGACATGAAAAGCGTGCAGCGAAATTAGCCATTGGATTAGCCCTGGAGTTGAAGTTGGCGCCAGAGGATATTGAGCTGTTGACCTACAGCGCGCAGTTACATGATGTTGGGAAGATCTTGATCGCCGAGCATGTGCTGAACAAAGTTAAGTTGAGCACTTCGGAAACCAACATGATCCGCAGCCATGCAGATATGGGAGAGAGGTTGATCGCGAAGTTTCGTTTCGATCCTGCGATCGAGAGGAATGTCCGTCACCACCATGAGAACTGGGACGGGTCAGGGTATCCAGACGGATTGAAAGGCGACGTGATCCCTTTGGGCGCGCGCATTTTGCGGGTGGTGGATTGTTTCGATGCGATGACCAGCGAGCGACCATACCGTGAAGCTTATACAAAAGATGAGGCGCTTTTAGAAATGGATAAAGAAAACGGCACTTCATTTGATCCGGCGATCTATGCAACGTTCAGGCAGATGGTGATGTGATGAATGCCATGCTGTATGAAATTATTGTAAAAGTTTTGGAAGGCGGAATATTCACCTTTTTGGGTCTGTTGTTTGGTTTGCTGGCCGTCAAGAAAAAGAATATGGCCGAAACAAAAAAACTGCTGAGTGATTCGGAAAAAGACAAGGCGGAAGTGCGGAAACTTGTAGAAGAAACCGAACGATTAAATATCGAAAACCAGAACTTGCGCGCAGAGCAGACCAATTCGATGATGAAGCAGAACAACGATTTGCTCAAGGCACGGGAAGAGCTTAAGGCGAAACTGAGTATTTCGAATGAAGAGAAGGTTTTGCTGCAGAGAGAGTTGACGATACAAAGGATCGAAAGCCAAGAAAAGCAAAAGCAAATTGAAATGCTTTCTGAAAATCAGAAGAAAATCGAAGAGATGCTGGCGAGTCATCATACGGATATTGAAGACATAAAAAAGCAGACGGGTCAACTGCCCGAACAACTAGGTAAGAAGTAGAAGAGATTATGCCTGTTACAAAACCGAACTTTGAATTGCACGATGAATATAAGCAGATCGCGCTTGACCTGGAATTACCTGAGGTCGAGTGCGACGGCGTTTCCATTGAGGAAGCGCGGATGCGGTCCGTTGCGGGTCATTCAGCTTTGATTCTTTTGAAGGGCAATGAGAAACAGCCAGCATGGTTCGAGCGTTTTGAACTGTTGATGGGGGGCGGATGGCCGTGGAGACAGGCAGTTTATATTGCCTGGGCATCGATGCCGCAAGACGGACGGATGCCAAAGACACAACAGGAATTGGCAACGCAATATTTACAGTTGACCAGCGATCGGGCAATCAGTACGTGGCGCAAGAAGAACGCGGCGATCAATACGATGATCGCAGTGCTGCAATCTTCGGAGCTGTGGGAATACCGCGCGGATGCATTCAAGGGGTTGATCGATGGGATGAAGAACGCAGGCAGTGACTATAAGTTCTTCAATCATTTGAAATTATTTTTAGAGATGAGCGGCGATTATGTGCCGTTGACGCAGTTGGCGGCTGTGTTGAAGCGCAAGGCGGACGGAAGTGCAGCGGATACGGATGAAGATACGTTGATGATGCTGGAGCGGGGCGCGCAGGAGTTGAAGGTAGATCTGGACCCCTCTGCCCTTCGGGCGTCTCCCCCAAATGCTTTGCAGTTAGGGGAGAGTGGTGAGGAAGAAGAATAATGTTGCCTGCGTTGATAAACCCGCAAGTGGATATGACGCCGCGGCAGGCGAAGGAAGAGCGCGCGCTGCGTCAGAATGCGCGGCAGAATTTTTTGACGTTCTGCCAGTACATTGATCCACGTTATGAGACGCCCGCACATATTCAACTCCTGGCGGCGAAATTGCAGCAGGTGGCTTTGTATATTGCGAGCGGCGGAGCCAAGGGCATTGGACGTTTGATGATCATGATGCCGCCCCAGCATGGGAAGAGCCAGCTGGCGAGCCGAAACTTTCCAGCGTGGTTGTTGGGATTGCTGCCTGACAGCCGAATTATTTTGACATCCTACGGTGTGGACCTTGCGACGAGGCACAGCCGTTTTATCCGCGATACGGTTTTATCGAGTGAGTACCAGGCGTTATTTGGGAGCAAGTCCGCGAAGATCCATCCTGTGGAACTTTCGAGCGATAGCCGGGCGACGGAAAGCTGGGACCTGGCACGGCCCTACCGAGGCGGAGTGAAGGCGGCGGGCGTGGGCGGCGGTATCACTGGTTTGCCTGCGCATTTGTTGATCGTGGATGATCCTTTCAAAAACAGGGAAGAGGCAGAGAGCGAGGGACGGCGTGACCTGGTGGATGATTGGTATCGCAGTTCAGCGCGCACCCGTTTGCGCCCGAACGCGGCGGTGGTTGTTTTTCACACACGCTGGCACCCTGACGATTTTTCAGGCAGATTGATGCAACGAATGCTGACGGACCCGCTGGCGGATCAATGGGAAATAATATCCCTGCCTGCACTGGCGCTGGATGGATACCCAGTGGATGTGGACGAGCAACAAAAGAAAATGCGCGATGGTGTGTTTTTGCCGCTTAAGGATGCGCTGGGACGCAAGGCTGGACAACCGCTTTGGCCGAGCGCCTACGGGACAGATTGGTTGATCGGGACAAGGGCAAGCCTGGGCGTGTATGACTTCGAGGCACTTTATCAACAAAGCCCATTTCCGAAGAGCGGTCAGAAATACAGGCGTGAGTGGTTCAGGACCGTGACGATGATACCCGAGGGTGTGACGATCAGGTTCATAGTGCGGCTGTGGGACAAGGCAAATTCAACCCATGGCGATTATACGGCTGGTGTGTTGATGGCTTATGGTTCGGATGGATTTTTCTATATTCTGGATGTTGTGCGCGGGCAGTGGAGTTCGTACGAACGCGATATGAAGATGAAGAAAACCGCCGAGGATGACCGCGAGAAGTACGGCAAGGTTGCGACCTGGCATCAACAAGACCCTGGCTCAGCTGGGAAGGATTCGGCGGAAGCGACGAACCGTTTGCTGATTGGATTTTCTGCGAAGTTCGAAACTGTGTCAGGTGATAAACCGACACGTTCGGAGCCGATGGAAAGTGCGTTCCAGGGCGCGATGATCTTTCTGCTGAAGGGCGCATGGAATGAGGCGTTCATTGATGAGTGTGTGGCATTCGACCGCGGCAAGTATGACGATCAGGTGGATGCGGCGAGCGGCGCGTATAGCAAGTTGTTGACGATGCTGCGCAGGCCGCAAAAAGAAGTGAGAAGTTATCAAGGATAGTGGAGATTGCTTCGGGCTATCGCCCTCGCAATGACATAGGCAAACCATGAGCATACAAGATCTGGCACTCGCATTCAAAACCATTACTGCAAAACAAATTCCTTATACGATGCTGTTCAATTATTACGACGGTGATCAGCCGTTGGTATATACCGCGAACCGTTTGAAGGAAGTGTTCAAGGATCTGGATGCGTACTTTGCGGAGAATTGGTGTTCGGTGGTGGTGGACAGTGCGCGCGATCGCGTGAACCTGCGCGAGATCCAGGTGAGCGGCGGCGGTCAAACTCGATGGAAGGAAATTTGGGAGGCGAGCGAGATCAGCCTGGAAAGCGACGATGTACATGAGGCGGCGCTGGTAGCAGGCGAAGGTTATTTCATTGCGTGGCCCGACGAAGACGGCGTGATGCAGGGTTATCACAACGATCCGCGATTGATCCATTTGTTCTATGAACAAAGCGAACCGCGCAAGAAGAAGTTTGCGGCGAAGATGTGGACGAGCGACGATGAGCGGTTGAACATGACGCTGTACTATGTGGACCATCTTGAATATTACAAGACGCAAAACAAGGCGAGCAATGTGTCGGATGTGAAATCGTTTTTGCCAGGGAAAGAAGCGGCTGCTGAAAACCCATTTGGTGAAGTGCCCGTTTTCCATTATCGGCTGGGACAGCGCAAGGTGAAGAGCGACCTGAAGAACGTGATCCCGATCCAGAATGGAATCAATAAATTATTGACGGACATGATGGTGACGGCGGAGTTCATGGCTTTCCCGCAGAGGTATGTGATCAGCAACGCCGAGGTGCAAGGCAAGCTGAGAGTATCCCCGAAGGAGATCTGGGACTTGCCCGCTGGCGATGGAACTGGTCAACAGACACAGACGGGTCAATTTGAGGCGGCGAAGCTGGAGAATTATTTGAACAGCATCGACAACCTGGCCACGGCGCTGGGCAGTATCACGCGCACGCCGAAGCATTATTTCTTTTCGGTGGGAAGCAATCTTTCAGGCGAGGCATTGATCGCGATGGAAGCCCCGCTGAATAAGAAGGCACAGGACCGCGTGGACAGGTTCGCACCTGTTTGGAAGCAAGTGGCTTTGTTCATGCTGAAGGCTTCAGGTGAGACTGTACAGCCTGCGGATGTGATGCCGATCTTCGATAAGCCTGAGACGATCCAGCCGCGGACGGAAGCAGAGACAAGACAGCTGAATGTGAACGCGGGGTTGCCGCTGGTGACAGTGCTGAGAGATGAAGGCAAGAGCCAGGCGTACATCGACAAGATGCTGAAGGATATGGAAGAGCAGGACGGCCGGAAGCAGACGTCGCTGGCGAGTTCGTTGTTGAATGCGGAGAGGCGGTTCAATGCTCAAGGCGGCGCAGGTCAGGAGACTAGCGCACAACAGAGTTCGCAACAGAGCGCGCAACAGGAGGTGCAGCAATTATGAATTTTATAAAAACTTTGCCGCATGATGTGAAGAAGCCTGTTTCGATCGAGAGGGAAGCAGGGGATGTGATCGTGATCGAGGGTGTGAGATATGCAGGCGATTATTTCCGAATGTTCGGCGCACCTGACCCAGATGTGCTGTATGCAGTGCAACGGCTGGAGAAAGGCTGTGTGGAGATGACGATCATTACTTGCGTCGAAGAGGCGATCGATTTCTTCGAGGAAAACAGACGCCATGCATAAATCAGAAGTCGTGCGATTGGTCCAAATACAAAAACAAAAACTGCTTGAGCGGGAAGGCGTGCAAATGAAGCTTATGGCGCGGCGCTGGCTAAGTATAGAGAAGGAGCTTGAAGCGGAAATGTTAAAAACAGCCGCTGCGATGAGTGAAGAAACTCTTGTCACAGAAGCCATGATCCTGCGGAACACACACTTTCAGACTTTGATGTACCAGGCACGTGCGGAGTTTGGAAAGTATGCGGATTATCTGGGTGAAAACTTAAATAATTTGCAAAAACAAAACCTGGTATTCGGAATTAATAATGCTTTTATGGTTTTACAGGCAGGCTTATACGAGGCTGGCCTTGGTGTCACATTCAATAAGTTGAACGTGAACGCATTGGATGCGATGATCGGATTTTCAGCAGATGGAAGTCCATTGAGTAATTTGTTGATGAAGAGTTATGGCGAGGCTGTGAACGGGATCTTGAGTGAATTATTGAATGGTTTAGCCAAAGGAAACAACCCTGTCAAAATCGCACAGGCAATGGCTGATGGTTTTGGAATTGGTTTAGAGAGAGCCATGACCATCTCGCGAACAGAAATCATGCGCTCGTATCGAACGGGATCTTTGGAACAATATAAAGCCAGCGGAGTAGTTACGCAATATAAGCGGATGGCGACAAAGGATGACACAACTTGTCTTGGTTGTCTATTTTCGGATGGCCAGATTTTCGATACAGCTGAAGAATTTTCAGAGCATCCAAATGGGCGATGTCAGATCATCCCTGTAGTGCGCGGCGCAACAGAGCCAACCTGGGAAACAGGATCGACATGGTTCGAGAAGCAAAATGCTGAAACTCAAGTATCCATTCTGGGTCAAGCGAGATTCGATGCTTGGAAAAGTGGGGCGTCGCTCAGCGATATGAGCAACCATGTGGAAAATACGGTGTGGGGCGGGAAGTTTGTGCCCACGCCGATTTCAAAGTTGTAGGCGAGACGCCAAAAAAGGAGAACGAGATGTTCGAAAAAATAAATTTGTTTTTGGATGGAAATGATGCAGGCGGTGGATCCGCGTCTGCATCAGCCAGCGATGCCAATACCACTATCAGTGGAGGAGAACTCAACTTTGATGGCTGGTACAGCGAGCAGGATGACACGGTAAAAAATTTGCTGCAAGACCATACCAAAGGTTTGAAAACTGCGTTGGAATCTGAGCGGGAGAGCCGCAAAGCATTCGAGAAGCAGATCAAAGACCTGGCGGCGAAGGCTGAGAAAGGTTCGGAAACTGAGAAGCAACTGACCTTGCTTTCGGAGCAGATCGAGTCCGCAGACCGCAAGACAGCATTTTATGAGGATGCCCATGCGGCAGGCGTGACGAATTTGAAGCTGGCTTTCATTTTGGCTTCCACTGAAGGCCTATTCGATAAGAAAGGGAATGTGAACTTCGTTGAGATGAAGAGCAATTACCCCGAGTTGTTTGGAAGCAAGAAAGCGCCTGCGGGAAACGCGGGTGATGGAACTGAAGCTTTGCCTGTACCTAAATCGATGAATGATTTCATTCGACAAGCTGCAGGCAGTAAATAATAAGATTAAATATTAAGGAGAAAAAAAATGCCGTACAACAGTGTTATTTCCCGTAACGATGCGTCTGCATTAATCCCGGAAAATGTTTCAAGCGAAATTCTTGGATCGGTCTATAGCTCCAGCATGACGCTGAAATATGGTCGCAAACTTGCGAACATGCCAACCAATCAAACTCGTATGCCAGTTCTTTCGGCGTTGGCTTCCGCCTATTTCGTCAATGGCGATACCGGGCTGAAGCAAACGACAAAGATGGAATGGGCGAACAAATATATTGACGCGGAAGAAATCGCGGCAATTGTGCCCATCTCTGAAGCTGTGTTGTCTGATGCCAAATATGACATCTGGGGCGAGGTAAAGAACGCGTTGATCGAGGAATTTGGGCGTGTGCTCGATGCGGCTGTGTTTTATGGAACAAATATTCCCGCAAGCTGGACAACCAATTTGGGCGGGGCAGGCCTGGTTGCAGGAGCGACCGCGGCTGGCAATTTGATTTCCCTCGCGTCATATCAAGATTTGTATGAAGCGATCCTGGGCGAGACGGACGCAGAAGCATCTGGCCTGTTCGGAAAAGTTGAATCCAAGGGCTACCGTGTGTCTGCAAGCGTTGCACCAATCTCGTTCATGCGCAAGCTTCGCAATGTACGAGATGCCGATGGGAAACCCATCTTCAAGAACTCAATGCAGGAAGCCACCCAATATCTGCTCGATGGCTCACCAATTGATTTTCCTGAAAATGGTGTGGTCGATGAAACTTATAAATTGATGAGCGGTCAGTGGAACAAATTGGTTTATTCAGCACGCCAGGATATGACCTTCAAGATTTTGGATCAGGCCGTGATTCAAGATGGCACTGGCGCGATCGTTTACAACCTCGCACAACAAGACATGGTTGCCTTGCGCGCGGTGATGCGTATTGGCGTGGCGCTGCCCAAGCCTGTAACTCGTTTGGACAGCGGCACTGGTTTCCCATTTGCAGTTCTGACCGGATAAGGAGATTCACATGTCTCTTTATCCCCATAAACCAAGCGCAGGCCAAAGACTGCAAACCAATGCCCCAGGTGTGACTGTTGACGAGGCTTTCATTGCCCATCTTCAGGTGAGCGCCGTCAAAGCAACCGCAGCGGATACCAATGGTGTGCATGCCGCCGTAACTGATACTGGCGAAGAGCAGGTGATCGAAACAGGCTTCACGCAACCGAGCGTGGCACGCAATATCACCGCGACTGCTGGCGGGACCGCTGGCGACATCAAAGCCGTGCAGGTGATCGTTGAGGGCACGAATGAAGCTGGCGAAATCATCACGGAAACCTTGCCCGCGTTCACAGTCAATACTGCTGGAAGCGTGGCAGGCTCAAAGGCGTTCAAGACCGTGACTTCAGTCACACTCCCAGCTCACGATGGTACTGGCGCCACCACTGAGATCGGCTTTGGCGAAAAACTTGGTTTGCCGAGCAAGCTGTCTCATAACACCGTGCTGTTCGCTTACCTTGGAAACACAAAGGAAGGCACTGCTCCCACAGTGACGGTCTCTGCGGCCGCTGTGGAAGATAATACGGTTGACCTCAACAGTTCTTTGAATGGGACTGCTGTGGATGTGTATTACCTTGTTTAGCCGCTGACTATTACTTGCCCTCACCCAAATGATTACATTTAGGGTGAGGGCAGCCGGAGCAATGTTATGACAGTACTTGCCGCACAGATCGCACGATTGAGGCGCATGACCGCCGAGCCAACGGACGCAACGTATAGCGACGCGTTGTTGACGACGATCATCGAGACGTATCAGACTGTGGATAAAAACGGTGAGAGTCCTTTGGTGCCATCCACGATATTGCCAGGGACGCTAATGGCGAACCCTGACTGGACGGAGACATATGATCTGCACATGGCGGCGGCGGAGATCTGGGAAGAAAAAGCGGCGGCAGTGGCGCATAAGTTTGATTTTAATGCGGACGGCGGAAGTTATTCTGCGAGCCAGGTCAAGAAGCAATATACGGATCAAGTACGCTGGCATCTGGCACGGCGCAACCCCGGCACGATCATTCTGGTGGTGCCTGAAACACGCGAACGAACGTATGAGACCAACCGCGCATGAGCTATATCTTTACTGACATTGAACTTGAAGGAATGCGCCAGACGCAGACAGGCCACATGATGGATGAATGTGTGGTGCTGGTGTATGCGGCTGGGACGGCAAATGAGTTCAATGAAGCCGATGCGCCGAGCTATACAGCTTCCAGCTCGTATGAGTGTGGACTGGATATGAATCCAGGCTCTGAGCGGCATGAAGCTGATTTAACGGCTATTCAATACGACGCTGTTTTGCGACTGCCCTTGAATGTTTCGCTCAAAGAGACCGATCGTATTCAGATCACCAAACGTTTTGGTGAGTTGCCCGCGCCGTTGACTTATGAAATCGTTTCGCCGATCCAGCGCGGGCCTTCGGGCGTGCGGATCCTGCTCCGGAGGATCGTTGTATGAGCCAAACATATACAGTACCTGAGTATGCTGAAGCATTGAGAAACCTTGGTGAAACTATACGCGGCGAAGTGCTTGGCAAGGTGGCCATGGCTGGTGGTCTGGTGATCGAGGCGCAGGCAAAAAAAAAAGTAGAGGAAACATTCGAAAACAAGCTGGGTAATCTTGCAGGCAGCATACAAACTACGTTGGTGAGTTCGGCTGCGAATCAGGCCGTTGTGGAAGTGGGACCCACTGCCATTTATGGACGCATCCAGGAGTTGGGCGGAACGATCGTGCCGGTCAACGCGAAGATGCTGTTCTGGGTGAATGAAGCAGGGGAAAGCCGTGCCGCCTGGTCTGTGACATTGCCTGCGCGGCCATACATGAAGCCAGCTGCAGAAAACTATATGAGTGAAATTAATGAAGCCATACTGGCGAATCTGCAGATCGAGATCGAGAACAATATATGAGCATCCTATCTGCCTTGACAAAACATTTGCTTGACCATGCAGGGTTATCTGCCTTAGTGGGCACGAGGATCTATCCAGACACTATCCCTGCCAGCACAAGCGAGACGCCGAATCAATTGCCGTTGATTGTATATAAACTGCTCGACGAGCCTGTCATACCTACTCACGATCATCAAAATTTGTACACTGCGCGTGTGCAACTGGATGCCTGGGGTGGTTCCTATAAATCCAAACACGCAGTTGCAGACCAGATCATGGCGGCAATAGATGGTTATAAAGGCGCGATGGGAGACGGAAGCGTGTATGTAGGCGGATGCTTCCGCAAGGGGAAGCGCGATAATGATAATGAGAACGTTGGACTGTTCAGAGTTGAACAGATATTCGCCATCAACTACAACGAGATGGCATAACGAATAATTAAAAAGGAGAAATATCATGTCGGAAGCATTTTGGGCTTATGGATCAACCTTGGAAGCAGGAGATGGTGCGACTCCCACTGAAGTATTTACGCCAGTGGCTGAGATCACCAAACTCACGCCTCCGAATTTATCTCGTGACAAGATTGAAGTCACGCATACGTTGTCTCCAAATGGGTATCGCGAATACCTCTCAGCCTGGCGCGATGGCGGGGAAGTTGGATATGAAGCAAACTGGCTGCCCGTAAATGCAACCCAGGATGATTCGGACACAGGTCTGCATGCTTCGTTCAACGATGATGTTATCCATCACTGGAAGATTACCGTCCCTGATATCGTTTCGATCGCATTCAGTGGGTTCGTCACTGCTCACGAGCCTGATCTGCCTTTAGAAAAGCAAGGCCAATTGTCTGGCAAGATCAAGGTCACCGGCAAACCCGTCATCACCCCATTATAGAAAGAGATCCCAATGACACCAGTTTATTTGACACGCGAAGAAATTTTCGGAATGAATGATATCGCCACCAAGGACATCATGGTGCCCGATACCATTCCTGTTTGGGGGGGGCGAACGATCAAGATCAAGCAGCTCACTCGTGGCCAACAGGATAATTATTTGAAGCGGCAATACGGCGATACACGCATGAGGCAGGATGCCAAGGCGAAAAATCAGGAAATCTCTGCCATTAATATTTATGGCCATGATGCCTGGCTGTGTGTGTGCAGTATCTGTGATGCCGATGGCAAGCCAATGTTTAAGCAGGCCGATCTTGACAAACTGAATGAAAGAAACGGCGAGGCCATTGGCTGGATCGCGAGCGAGATCGTTAAATTCTCTGGCATGGATACTGAAGCGAAGATCGCACGCGGAGAAATAACCTCTGAAGAGGCGCTGAAAGAGGAGATAAAAAACTAATCAGCGACCCTGAACGAATGTTTGATCATCGTTTAGGGTCGCTCCTCCGCCGAAGCCTTGGAGAAGTTCACGCACTCTCCTACCCAGAATATCGAAGCTGGCAATTATTCTACCTGCTCGAGCCGTGGGGCTGGGAGAACGAAGAAATCAATACGGTGCGCATTATCGCCATGATCCATAATGCCGCTTCACAGACAGCCAAAGCGCCAAGTGAATTTCTGCGCGATCCGTTGAATGAAATTTTGAATCAATTAAAAGAGAAATCTAATCTGGAAGATCTGCCGCTTGAAGAACGAAGGAAGAAAATTTTGCAGGCAGTAAAACAGGACTTTAGAATCAAATGACAACCGCGGCAACGATCACATCAAAATTAGTAGTTGATAGTAGCGAATTCGAATCTGGCATGAAGCGTTCAGCGAACACTGTCGATAGTTTTCAAAGCAAGATGCAGGCACTTGGAAGCAAGGTGGCTGGCATTGGTGGCCGTGTATTGGGAGCCGCCTTTATTGCTGGCGCCGTAGGTCTGGCCGCTTTTACTACTGAGCTGCGTGCTGATGTGCAGGCTGCGGTTGACAACGAACGAGTCCAGTCACAATTAAATTCAGTATTGCAATCGACGAGTGGAATTGCGGGGATTACAGCTTCTCAAGTCAATGCGCTGGCCGATGCAACGGCCATGAAAACAGGCATTGACGATGAGGCGCTTGTAAGCGCCCAGAGCATGCTGTTGACGTTCACCGATATTGGGAAGAATGTATTCCCCGGCGCCACCAAGGCTGTAACAGACATGGCTACCGCGATGAACGGCGGAGCAATTCCCAGCGCTGAACAGCTGCAGGCAACGTCCATACAATTAGGGAAAGCGCTTCAAGATCCTGACGCTGGCCTTGGCGCTCTGGCCAGGGTGGGCGTCAACGTTGATGAGCTTAGGAAAAAGTTTACTCCTTTGATGAGCAAGGAGGAGAAACAAATATTAATCCTCAAGGAATTATCCACTGAATTTGGCGGAAGCGCAGAGGCGGCGGGTAAAACGTTTGCAGGGCAGCTCGCCATCCTAGATGTGAAGCTTGGAAATATCCGTGAGAGTGTTGGGAAAAAATTACTGCCTGTTCTAGGAGATCTGGCAACTACATTCAGTGACTACATCAATCGGCCTGAAGTGCAGGCATTTATTGATAGGTTATCTACATCCATAGCTAATTTGGCAAGCACGGCTGTAAATAACATTCCGAATTTTATTCAGCAATTTAAGGATGCCTTTGCCTGGCTGCAAAATAACAAGGGTGTTGTTGTTGCAATATTGGCGATACTTGGTTCGGCAGTTATTGCATTTGCAATTTCAACCATTATTAGCATGGCTCCAGTCATATTAACTTTTGCGGCAATTGGCCTGGCGGCATATCTTTTATATACTGCATGGACCCAAAACTGGGGCGGCATTCAGCAAAAGACCGCTGCAGTGTGGGCGTGGCTTCAGCCTATATTGCAAAACATTTGGAACTGGCTTTCGATCAATATTCCGCTGGCAATCACGGCGTTGTCGAGCTTCTGGACAAATACCCTCGTGCCTGCGATCAGTGCGGCATGGAGTTTTATCACGTCTGTAATCCAAAGTGGAATGCAATTCATTCAAGAATTGACACAGGGGAAACTAGGCGCACTCTCTGCGATTTGGTTTACTACCATTAACGCAATAAAGGGATACCTTCAACTTGGCCTGGCAAACATACGTTTAATTTTCTCAGCGTTTCAGGCGATATTTTCTGGGGATTGGGATGCGCTCGGTGTGGCCTTGCGCGGAATTTGGGATAACACTTGGAAAGCATTCGGCATAATCCTGCAAGCAGGCTGGAAGAATATCGAAACAATATTCTCTGCCGCAATCTCCGGATTGAAATCATGGCTTGCTGGAATTTCCTGGTCTGACGTTGGCAAGAGCTTTATTGATAGTTTGGTTAAAGGATTTTTGGGAGCAGCTCCCGCTTTGATAAATGCGGCGAGCAGTTTGTTTGGTGCAGTGAAAGGAATTTTCAGCGGCTTTGCGACGGGTGGATCAGCCATCGCTTCAAATACGCCCGCATCCAAGCCAAAACCGAAAGGAAGAACAGGCTTTGCGACTGGAACGGATGGCTGGCAGACGGTGCCAAGCGGATTCCCGAACGATACTTATGGGATGGGACTGACCAGCGGTGAGACATTCGCGGTGATCCCACAGGGGGGGAGAATGCCGGGGAACAGCGGGACGGTGAATTATTACAACCCACAGATCACGATCTACTCGGGTAAGACTGACCCGAAGAAGACACTGAAAGGATTCGTATAATGAGAATGGCGATCAGCACATGGGACGGGCACAGCCTGGACGACAGCGATTATGAAGCGCGCGTACCGATCGGCGTGGGGAATGGGATGTCTTCAGCGACGGCGAATTTCATTGACCTGGGACAGAGCGACCCTGTTCTGAGTGGAAAGACACTGGCAGGAACGTACTATACGTTTCAGGTGCAGTTGTTGGGAAGCACGGACGCAGACCTGGAGAGTCAACGGGATATATTGTGCGGCTGGTTCATGCCGAACGATTTCACATTGCGGAAACTGGTGGGGCTGGATATTGACAACGGGAATAAGGATTGGTATTTGGAAGGCTACCCCGTGACGCCGCCGATGCTGGTGGAAGGCGCAATGAAGAACCTATATAACATCACGCTGGCGCTGTCCGCTCCGTATTGGATCGAGAACGATCTGAACACGGATACCTGGAACATTACGAGCGGGACGGATACGAACGTGATCACAGCGGTGGGGAATGTGCCTGCGCTGCCGATCTTTGAGATCACGCCGAACGCCACGAAGGGAGCGGGATATAAGAAGAAAACATTTTATGCCATCCACACGAGCGGCTGGGGAATGACGAAGCTTCCTGTTGATATTACAGACGGCGGGCTGGATACTGCAACGCTTGTCACGGCTGGAGATATGCTGGCCTCTGGTGACGATGTGAGAGTTAGTGTCAACGGGATAGAGGCAGACAGGTGGTTCGGCGGTGGTGGAATGAACAGCACCTCAACTAAAATTTGGGTGAACCTAAACTTTTCGGTTCAGCCAACGTTTGCGCTTGAAACTGCTTTGAACAACAGCACTCAGCCTGCGACAATAGATTTATCCTACACAGACACCGCCATTACTATTCCAGAGAACGGGACGCTCCAAATTGAAAATGAATTATTTACCTATTCCACTTATACAGTCAATGCGACTACCAAGCGCGCAACGTTTACGCTGGTGGAGCGTGGCGCGAAAGGCAGTTCCCTCGCGTCTCACACGATAAGCACAGAAGCGTTTTGGATCGAAAACGAAATATGGTTGTTGTACAAGAATGCAGCGGCCACTCCTCCGTTGGTGAAAAGTGCAACGACATATGGACCCGCTTTTGATAAAGTCGACTCAACCAATAGCGACTTCATCTACGCCACGTTCGGAACCATTAGAAATAGCGACCAGCCAGCGCAAGCCAAGCAGGCAGGCGCGGCTACGCAGTACAACACGTATTGGCCATGGTCTGAAACACGCGAATATATCAGGATTGGCAATAAGGTTTTATATGTTCCAGACGCGATTGCGAACCCCGCGGTTGTGTCAGCCATCATCAATATCAATAAGTTGTTTACGACGGCAGGTTTTGTGTTCTTCCACGCAGGTGGTATCTCTAATTTCGAAGCCACTGGAGAAAAGGCAACCTGGTCGTCCAGCCCCGCATGGCCTGTGAGTGTTTGGCTTACTGATAAGATCGATTTGACAGGAACTTCGATATATAACATCACTCAGCCCGCTTTGACGGACGGAACTGTAGAGGCCATCTCTGTCAATGAGGCCATTCTCAGCAATCCGCCGCGTGTTTACTTTATAGTCACTGGCGGGCAAATACCTCAACCGCTTTGCTATGCACAGTTAAACGCTGTGACACTGACCATTGCAGATCCACCGACGATAATGGCCATCGCCATCTCTCAAGAGAACTACACGATTGGCGGAACGCTCAAGAACAACACTACGGCAGAGACTGTAGTGTTCGAAGGTGTAATCACAAAGACCAGCCTGACGCTGACCATTGATTGTGCCAACCAGGAGGTATACAACGCAGACGGCAGGCGGGTGCGTGGAATGTTGTCCTTCAATGGCGAGAAGCGTGACGAATGGATGACGTTTTCGGCGGGCGCAAATACGCTGGCATGGTCCGATGCTGGCACATCTGATGTAACCATTGTCACCAGTTGGCGCGGAAGGAATACGATCTAATGGGCGGACTGAAGACAGTTTACGGACGAGATGGAACTCCGATCGCTGATATTAGAACAGCGGTCATTAGATCGTCATTGCTCAACGATGTTGGCGAGGCGATATTTTCCATTTCAACATTTTCCAACAAGTGCAGGCGCGAGCTGCTGGAGTATGGAAACTTTCTGCTTGTGCAACACGACCAGATGCCTGATTGGGTTGGAATGATCGACACTCCGAGGACCTGGAGAAGCGGCTTGGTTGAAGTACACGCATATGAAGCGATGAGCTTGCTGAACTACAGATTAAGCCCGGTGAATACGATGATCACTGGATTGCCGAGTGAATTGGTTAATCAATTGGTTGATCTTGCGAACTCGAATGAAGATACACTGATACGAATGGGTAGGATGACAGAGAGTGGTGTTTCCGCCTCTGAAATGTTGACTGACACGGTTTTATCTCACATCAAGGGAATTAGTAAAAACTACGGTCATGATTGGATCTGCACGCCTGCCGTAGATTCCAGCGGAAGATTAACTATTTCCATGGATTGGTTGGAAAGGGCTGGGATCGTGACGGATCTGGAATTATCGCAGGGGCGCAATATTTTATATGGAGACACGCCGCTGGAAGAAAGCGGTGAGATCCTGAATTATATACATGCCATGTCAAACCAGCAGAGCGAAAGCCCGACCTCCATTATTGAAGAGGACAGTGCTTCGCGCAGTCAATTTGGGTTGAGAGCGGCACGTAAAGAATACATCACCAACCAGGATGATGGGGCGCTGCCAGGATTTGCGCAGGCATTGATACGGCGGCAACGGACGCCCGATATTGCGACCCCGCTGACGGTGGTCAATGTGGGTAATACTTTCAAGAACATCCGCCTGGGAAATGTTGTGAAGTACAAGTACACGAATGTTGGGTTTGATGGGGATGGACTGGGCAACAGTGACTATGTGCGCATTATGGGATATAGGTTTGATGAGGCGCGCGGGACGGTTGAATTGTTCACGGGCAAGGTGCTGTAATGCCAGATGAAACTTTTGAGAATTTTTATAAGAAAATAATCAACGGGAAGAAGGGGAACTTATTCACGCGGGTGGACTGGCTGGAGGACCAGTTCAGGAAGATGCGGGCGGGCGACACGACTAACTTTATCACGCAGGTGATCCAGCAGAATAAAGAGATCATCATGCCGTCTGTGCCAGGAGGGACGTCTGACCCAACCAGCGCGGTGTTCAGCGGAGTGATAATCTCTCCGCTGGGAGTATTGATCCCGAGCGATGGTGTGGTGTACACGTTTGCAGTTGTGGTGGATGGCGTGGTGGTTTCAGGAGTGGGCGACAACGGCGGCACAATCATTACAGGCGGAACGGGGGACGTGGTGGGTGATACCGTTCCAAGTGTGGCGGGAAATATAGTCACTTATTCAGATGCAACTGGCAAACATATTCAGGATAGCGGCATTCAAGTTAACTACCTATCATATGCAGATCCACTTTATTTGACTAATACCCCGTCTGGAATTAGCACTTATTACACTATGTCAAAGCTTGAGCCAACAGCAACAAGCCCAGCCACAAAAACAGTTACGATAAATAGCGCCGATGGGCAGACTGAATTATTTTGTTGGGTAACACCACAATTAGGAACTCGGCATATAAATAAAGCCATCTGGGATTTTCTATTTTGGGGAATGACTTCCAGAGTTCCCGCCTCTGCAACAACGATAAGCTTGAAAATGTACAAACGCATTTCAGGCGGTTCGGAAAGCCTGGTTGGAACGTCCAGTGCCGTCAGCTTGGATATGAACGGAACTGGAGGCGCGTATTTTTATAATGGACTAGATTTTCTAAATAACAACCAAGCAGTCAGTTTGTCCGATAGATATGTATTCAAATTCTATGCTCAAACTGCAGAAGTTTCTGATCTTGATGTAACTATAAAATACGGCGCATATAATTTTTGTTCTTATGTCAAGATACCTGGAATTGAGCCTGTAAAATCTGGTTTGGCAGATGGTGAATTTTTTGGAGATACAGAAAGCGGAACAGCAGGCGCGGCACTGTCTTTTGGTAATCTTGTTTATTTTAATTCATCATCAAAATGGGTGCTTGTTGATGCAGACGCGGAAGCGACCACAAAAGGCAGACTGGGTATTTGCATTTTAGCCGCAAGCGGAGATGGGCAACCAACAACAATTTTGGTGAATGGGCGCGTTCGAAGTGATGCTGTATTTGCCATGACGGTTGGCGTTCCTCAATACGCAGGGACAACAGCGGGAGCGATACAGGAGAGCGCGCCATCGGCGGCGGCTGGGCAGATCATTCGCCTGATAGGACATGCGGTGACGGCGCATGAATTGAGTTTCAATCCAAGCAATGATTACTTTGAGATAGGATAATAAATGGATACACTTGATTTTATTTTGAATAAGTTCAATCTTTCGAGCAGGCGTTCACCGATCGAGATACCGAATTACGGGAGATTTCAACTCGTCAATTTATTCGCAGAACTTGGATTCAAGATCGGCGCGGAGGTTGGCGTGTTCAAAGGAATATATTCCGAGGCTATCTGCAAGGCTAACCCGACAGTCACACTGTACCTTGTAGATGTCTGGAAGAATTACGATGATTTCTATATTGGCGGGATGGAAGATGCAAAAGCGGAGGCGCTCCGCAGGCTGGCTGGATATAACACGCACGTGCTGCACATGACGAGCATTGAAGCGGCGGCACAGATACCAGATGAAAGCCTTGACTTTGTGTACATTGACGGCAACCATGATTGGCTGCACGCGGCGCAAGACCTGTATTATTGGAGCAAGAAGGTTCGTGTGGGCGGAATCGTTTCTGGGCATGATTACAAGAAGCTCCGCAGACCATCGCAGAATATGCATGTCACATCGGTAGTCAACGGCTTCACGGATGCTTATATGATCAAGCCGTGGTTTCTGCTTGGCACACGCGCCAAAACGCCTGGGTTGATACGGGATAGAAACCGTTCCTTTATGTGGGTGAAGAAAGCGGTCAAGTGAAAATATTCATGGATATCAGCTTACAAAGCTATGGCATTCAGCGCGTGATTGATGCGCTTGACGCGAATCTGCCAGAAAATATAACCCGTGTGCATGATGCCGCTGAAGCCGATCTGATCATTTTGCATGTGATCGGGCGCAATCAGCACGTCACGCAACAGGCGAAGGAAATTATCAAGGCAGGCAAGAAATACGCGGTCATTCAGTACGTCTTGGAGAGCAGTCGAAACCCAAGCGCCGATGATTGGTTAGCCATATGGAGTGGCGCGAAGGTAGTGTGGAGCTATTACGACTTGAAAAGTAAAATCCCCAGTCCGTTCAAGTTGGTCAATCTGTACCACGCCCCGCTTGCATCTAACCCAGATGTCTTTATTGATTTGAAGCGCGAAAAGAAATATATTGTTTGCACAAATGGAACCACGTATCGAAATGAATGCCTTGGTGAAGTATATTTGTCGGCATACTCAGTCGGAGGAGTGGTTGCGCACATTGGGAAAGGGTACGCCAATCCAATTGTTACATCATTTCCTGTGAACACCGACGAAACCCTGCGTGATATATTTAATCAATGTACATTCGTGTCGGCATTGCGCAGAAAAGACGGTTTCGAAATACCTGCGGTTGAAGCTTTATTCTGTGGCGTCCGACCGATTGTATTCGACACCCCGAACTACCGGCAGTGGTTTGATGGCCTTGCTGACTTCATTCCCGAAGGTTCACCCAAGATAGTTACAGAAAGTTTAATAAGGTTATTCAAGTCACCACCTAAGACAGTAGACGCGACCGAAGCGCGCAAGCGTTTCAATTGGAAAGTAATCACAGACGGATTTTGGCAAAGATGTATGACCTAAGTATTCTCATTCCTGCGCGAAATGAAATGTTCCTCAATCGAACGATTGAAGACATATTTGCGCACAGTGAAGGCGATACAGAAGTCATAGCAGTACTAGACGGCGCGTGGCCTGAAATACCTATACCAGACCATCCGCGTTTGACATTGATCCATCACGCACAGAGTATCGGGCAACGTGCGGCTACGAATGAGGCGGCGCGAGTATCGGATGCGAAGTATTTGATGAAGGTGGATGCTCATTGCAGTTTTGACCAAGGCTTCGATGTGAAGTTGATGGCGAACGTGCAAGACGATTGGACTGTCTCACCACTCATGCGCAACTTACACGCCTTTGATTGGGTATGTGAAAAAGGGCATCGGAGATACCAAGGTGTATCTGGTCCGTGCCTGGACTGCGGACTACCCACGACTATGGATGTGGTTTGGATAGCCAAGCCAAGCCCCAAGTCGTCAGCATATCGTTTTGACAAACAACTTCACTTCCAGTATTGGGGTGAACTGCAAAAGAAGCAAAAAGGAAATCTTGTGGAGAGCATGAGTCTGCAAGGTTCTTGCTTTATGGTGACACGAAATAAATATTTTGAGTTGGATCTGTGCGACGAAAGACACGGCTCATGGGGTCAGCAAGGCACAGAGGTAGCCTGTAAGACGTGGTTATCAGGTGGCAGAGTTATTATTGACCGATCAACTTGGTATGCCCATCTATTCCGCACGCAAGGCGGTGACTTTGGATTTCCGTATCCGAACCCTGGCATAGAGCGCGCGCGGAAGTATAGTCAAGACTTATGGCTGAACAATAAATGGGATAAGGCTATTCACCCTCTTGAATGGTTAATTGAAAAATTTTTTCCTGTTCCAGAGTGGAGTAAATAATGGCTATATCATTAATCGGAACGGCGGCGGCGAGCGGAGCGTCTGGAAATGTTTCCATCACTCATGGACTGACCATAGCATCAGGAGATGTTCTGATTGCGTTTATCAATGGCAATGGAGCAGGGCAAACTTCCACTGATAATAATGGTTCTACTCCGTTCACGACTGCTGACAGCGCGGCAAATCCAGACAGTGCTACCGCTTATATATTCCAGCGGGTAGCGGGCGGAAGCGAACCTGCGACCTATAATTTTACGCAAGGGAGTTCAGGAAGATGGTCAATCGTTATCCGCCAATACCGAGGCGTGGATACGGCCAATATTTGGGATGTTGCGCCAGCTTCGGGAAATAGGGCGACTGGTTTAGTAGAAGGGACGGCGATAGCAGGAAACGCCCGCGCACCATCAATAACCATCGCTACTTCTGGCGCGTGCGCGTTGCTATTGATGGGTGACGATTATCAGCCCACCACCACCACATATACAAGCAACAATAATGGGTATAGCAACGTTCAAAGCGCAACTGGACAACAACTTGGCATAACCTTAGATAAGTTAGGAATGTCAACAGGGGCGACAGGGATTTCAAGTATTACAACGTCAACCTATTTATCTTATGTGATATGGCAATGCGCTTTGATGCCAGCGGTTGGTAGTGCTAGTCCGAGCGCGTCGGCGTCGGCAAGTCCGTCGGTTTCACCTTCAGCTAGTGCGTCAGCAAGTCCATCAGTAAGCCCAAGCGCATCCCCATCTGCCTCTCCAAGCGCAGGTAGTGACACAATTCTGGTCAATACAGCGGCCGCCGATAATGGCGCGGCGACTTCTTTGGCGTGTAATAAACCGACAAACACCGCGCAAAACGATTTGATGTTTGCATTCGTAGGTATCCGTGACGTGTCTAGCTTCACGGTCAACTCAGTACCTACGGGTTGGACGCTTTTACAGAGTAAAACATCGACATCCGACAAATATCACATATATTGGAAACTGGCAGGGGCGAGTGAAGGCGCCACTTATACATGGGGAACGAGTGGCACAACTAAGATTGCGATAACCATTGCGACTTATCGTTACGGTTACAGCCTTACATCACCAATTGAAGCCAGTTCAAACACGAATTACGTCACAAGCAATACCACTGTTCAGGCGGCGGCGGTCACGACAGGCGCGACACTCCGCAACCTTATCGCCCTTGGCGCGGTTTACTCAACAACGGTAAGAACGTTCACCAAGCCTGCCACTCAGGACAATGATTGGGTAGAAGACTCTGATAGTGGTTCGATATCCACGTTCAGCAGGACTTTCGCGCACTGCAATTGGAGTGGCTCAGGCGCAACGGGGGTCGTAAACTTTACCGCTTCGGCGACATCTACAACCAAGCACGCCTTTTTGGTTTCGCTCAATCCATTTGGCGGCGGTTCAGCTTCGCCATCAGCAAGTGCAAGCGCAAGTCCATCAGCGTCGCCAAGTGCTTCGCAATCAGCGTCGCCGTCAGCGTCTCCGTCAGCATCAATATCTCCGTCAGCGAGTGCTAGCGCAAGCCCGTCTCAAAGTCCAAGCGCGTCTTCGAGTGCCTCACCCTCTGCGTCTATCAGTCCATCTACGTCAGCCAGCGCAAGCCCTTCGGTAAGTCCGAGTGCGTCTATAAGTCCTTCGGCATCAGCAAGCGCAAGTCCGTCGAAAAGCCCAAGTGTTTCTCCGAGTGCTTCACCTTCCGCATCCATTAGCCCATCAGCGTCAGCCAGTGCAAGCCCTTCGGTAAGTCCGAGTGCGTCTATAAGTCCTTCGGCATCAGCAAGCGCAAGTCCGTCGAAAAGCCCAAGTGTTTCTCCGAGTGCTTCACCTTCCGCATCCATTAGCCCATCAGCATCTGCAAGCGCAAGCCCTTCGGTAAGTCCGAGTGCGTCTATAAGTCCTTCGGCATCAGCAAGCGCAAGTCCGTCGAAAAGCCCAAGCGTTTCTCCGAGTGCTTCGCCTTCCGCATCCATTAGCCCATCAGCGTCAGCCAGTGCAAGCCCTTCCAAAAGTGAAAGTGTTTCACCTTCCGTATCACCCTCTGCATCTATCAGTCCGTCGGCAAGCACGAGCGCATCGCCTAGCGTAAGCCCTTCGGCTTCACAGTCTGCGTCACCATCGGCTTCTTTATCTCCGAGTGTGTCGGAAAGCGCGAGCCCTTCGGCGAGTCCGAGTGTAAGCCCTTCGGTTAGTCCAAGCACCAGCCCATCCGCAAGCCCGAGCGCTGGATTGCTTGTGATCGTCAAAATAAACGGAGTTAACGTATCTTCAATAAACTTATTCCCATGAAAAAAGTATCTGTAATCATCCCTGCACGAAATGAACTTTATTTAAAGCAAACTGTCTGTGATCTATTGGCAAAAGCAACGGGCGAGATCGAAGTCATTGTTATTCTTGACGGGTATTGGCCGATCGAAGCATTGCCAGATGACCCGCGTTTGATCATTGTCCATAGGGAGCGCCGCGGAATGCGGGCCTCCATCAACGCTGGGATCGCAGTATCCAAAGGCGAATACATCATGAAGATCGACGCGCACTGCCTGATCGCAGAGGGCTATGATGAAACGCTGAAAGCCGATTGCGATAAGGATTGGATCGTTATTCCGCGCAGATACGCACTCGATGCGGAAACGTGGAGCGTGCGAAGGCATCGAGCCTTTGTGGATTATGAATATTTGTCCTGGCCGTACCGAGCAAAGATGAAAGGCAAGAGCAATGAACTTGGTCTGCACGGGTGGACATGGGACGAGCGCATCATCAGCCGAATTAATAGATTAATTGACGAGACAATGACGTTCCAAGGTTCGTGCTGGTTTATGCCAAAGGAATTCTTTCAGCGGCGTATCGTTCAGATGGATGAAACTGGTTATGGCTCATTCATCGGTGAGGCGCAAGAATTAGGATTGAAGGCATGGCTTGGCGGGGGGCAGGTGATGGTCAATAAGAAGACCTGGTATGCGCACTTGTGGAAGGGCGAACCATATCGAAACGCATACAAGGAAGTAATAGGTCAAACATATTCGCGAGTAGGAAGATCGGAGCGTGACAATGGCAATCGTTTTTCAATTGATCACTGGCTGAACGACAGATGGGAAGGACGCATCCATGATTTCGAGTGGTTGATCAAACGCTTCGCGCCTATCCCTTCGTGGCCAGCGGACAAGAGCGCGTGGTTGAAAATGCGTGCATGAGTACCGTCATTACAAACCATAAGAAATATGGTGTGCCACTGGACAGGAATGAACAGTTTGAATTAATAGGCGAGCTGTTGTCAGCGAAGGCAAAGATCACGCGGCTTGCAATTGCGCTTGCGGATCTGACGGATTTGCTTCAGGCACAATTCGAAGAGATAAGAATTTTGAAGGAGAATCAGTATGGCAGAGTTAACGATCGCAACAAAGAATAGAGCAAAGGCAATGTATAAGGGTGGAGCAGTGGAGGCTATGATCTCGGCGCTGCCACGGGCGAAGTTTATGTATACAGTCAAGACCGTTCGGATCGATGGCGCTCGAGCTGAGGATCTCGCAGATTTTGCGGATGCGCTCAGGAAGGTAGCGAGACACGTGGGCAAGATCATTGCCAAGGCACCCAAAAGTTCTGGCACGCGCATTGATCCAGACGAACCTACACAGGTGCCGAATACAGATCTGACCGTCACGTTCCGCGTATTCCCGAATGATCCGCGCTGGGTGGTCAGTTTCACGAAGTTCGCAGCCACAGGGCAGATCAAGGCGAAGGTTCCGCAGTTCGTTTTCCCGAATGACCTGGCTTCGGTGATGCAGTTGGCTTTTGTGTGCGATCAGGCAAGCAATTTGATGAAAAAGTATTGAAAACAAAAAGACCGCCCTATGAAGGTGGTCTTTTTGTTGATGCAATAAAATGATATTGCATGATGTGCCTACGGACAGGCGGTCCCGAGGGGTGAGGGGATGTAGGCACATCATCGTCCCCATTCGGAGGAGGTTGATTACTGGGGCCGGTTATATCATCGTCATTGGGGAGGTAATAGTAGATGGTGCCTCTGATGGTATTTTCCAGACGTTCAACATCGATGCGGGCGATGACACCACGTAGGGCGGTCTTTTGTTCTGCGGGATCTTTGCCCTGGATGAGGGAGGCGATGCGTTTTATGCCGCTTTCAAATTGTTCCGGGGTGAGAGATGGGGCGAGATCTGCGCGCATGTTCTGTTCGAGTTCGCTGAGTTCGAGATCAAGCTCGAGTTTTTGAAGCTCGAGTTCTTTGAGGCGGGTTTGCAGTGCGGGAGAAGACCCGTTTTCTGTGATGGCGTTGATGATGTTGGTGAGCTGTTTTTTGTTGGAGGCGATGCGGATGAGGACCTCACGGCGCTGATCCTGTTGTTCGGAGGCGAGACCAGCCTGCCGTTCAGCATCGAGGCGGTGCATTTCATCCACATTATTTTTTTCGAGGATATGACGAGCGAAGGCGTTGATGATGGCGGCTTCGAAGGCAGGTTTGGGAATGCGTCCCTTGGTGCAGGCTCCGCGTTTGCGATAGGCGAGGGTGCAGAGATAAGATTGATATTTGTAGCCCGATTTTTGATGGGAGGTGCGGCCATAGAGGGGAGATCCGCAGCGGGCGCAATGGGCAAGACCACTTAAGATGAATTCGGAATTTTGACGACGCGGGTGATTGCGGTCGCCTGTTTTTATATTTTTACTTTGAGCAAATCCCTGTTGGATAAGTTGAACTTTATCCCACAGGGATTTTTGTATGATGGGTTCGCAGTATATTTCAAAAGTGATGCCCGCATAGACCAGGGTGCCATAATAGAGCGGGTTGCGCCAGAAGGTGGCGTAGGAGTTGACGGTGGTAAAGAGTTTGCAGGCTTTTTGAATTTCAGCGAGTGAGGAGCCTGCGGCGCGCATTTGAAATGCCTTGCGGATGCGGTTGATATATTTTGGATCGGGAATCCAGCGGTGATTCTTTCGCTCTTCGCCAGTGCGCGGGTTGATGGTGATGATGGGCTGACGTTTGAAGCCACGCGGTGGAACGCCTGGCACTGCGCCCTGGGCAACGATGGAGCGGAGACCATCTTTTGTATCAATGGAAGTTTGGCGGCGTTTCTCTTCGTTGGAGATGTCGATCAGAATCTCGACGAAGCGGCCATAGGGTCCCTCGGGGATGTGATCGGTGAGGGAGTGGATGATGATGTTGCGCTTCGAGCGGAGCAGGGCTTTGTAATAGGTGGAGTCATCGAGGTCACGCGCGAAGCGGGCGTAATTCCAGAGGAGGATGGCCACGGGACGATCTGCTTCACTGCGAGTGGATGCGATCATGCGATCGAAAGAGTCACGCCCGACAGTGGAGCAGCCTGACTTGGCGGCGTCTTTATAGATGTGGCGCAGTTTGAGGTTGTGGCGCAGGCAATATTCTTTGATGGCTTCGAGTTGACGTGAGACTGAGCGGTCTTGACCTTCGCCTCCGCTGTCTCGCAGGTAGGTGTCTACGATAGAGCCACCGGGGATGGTGGCGGGTGGGGTGGCGTGCATGAGAACGGATTAGGGAGCAATTTCAGTGGTTTCGATCTGATCTTCATCTTTTACATCATTGCTGGCTGGAGATCCTTTTGTTGATTTTCTCGATGCACGGCTTGCGGCTCTTGAAATTTTACGGCGTGCTTCATCAGCCTTTTCGCCTTCCATCACATCACGCTTCAGTATTTCCTGGACTAACACATCACTAATTTGCACTGTATCAATTTTTACGTCTGGAGATATTTTGCGAAGCTCGCGGCGAACTGCCTCGAGGACTGGATCACTCAAAAGAATTGCGCCAATGGAGAAACGGCTTAATGCCTGCCTTTGGGTGTGATAGTCGCTGAGCACAGATTTTCCAATGCCTTCCTTGGTCAGCAAATAAAGACTTTCAAGGTTTTCTAAATTTTTGTAGTTGAGGTTTAGAAAGTCGATTTGAAGAACAAGATCTTGCCCGATGGGTTTTCCAAAAGTGACTTTATAGATTTGCCAAATTGCGGCGTTGGTGAGGATCACCCATTCAATGCCTTGGTTGGCAGCATAGTCAACAGCTTGTTTTACGTAGGCTTCCTTTAGTTCGAGACCAATCGCTTTGACTTCGATCAGCATTTGAAGTTTTCCATCGAGCTTGACGGCCAGGTCAACATACGTGCCACGTATTACATATTCGGATGTGATCTCTGAGTATTTGTTGAAGCCGAATATATCGGCCAACATGTCAGTGGTGATGGTGACAGTGTCGGATTCGTTCACATCACGGGATTTGGCTGAAGAGAGCACTGGTAAAAATCTTTTTATGCCTGTGGTCAATCTGTCTATAACTTTAGCGGGAATTGTGGCCATGTTTTATTTTCCTTTTTTGTTTTTGCGTTCATCACGATCTACAAAGTAGACCAGAAGGAACAATACAACGAGCGTGATTATTGCGCCGCCTGGGTCAGCTGAGGGATAGGGCATTATTTCACCCAATGGGCGGGGTAGAGTTTGTAGGTGAGCCAGCGCAGGTAATGATATTTAAAGTGATTGATGTACTGATAAAGGGTGGGTGTGGAGTGCCAGAGAACACTCATGTAAACAGTAAATTTTTGAGCAGGCGTGAGATAGCGCCAGGCTCTATTTAGGTTTAACAATCTTTCGTGCCTTTGATGATTTTTGAAACCGTGATATTTCGTTCTGCGTCTCATATTTTTCCACCTCTTTTTCTATTTTTATCTGAACGTCTTCAGGTAGAAATTCCCAAAGGCGATTTATGTTTTGTAAGTGGGGATTTGGGCGAGGCATTTCTAATATGTCATAAACATCTGGTCCGAATAATTCAGCAAGCCGTTTGACTCCATCTTCTGTTGGAAGCCTTTGTCCAGTCATCCACATGCTAATAAGAGGACGGCTATATCCAATATATTCAGCAAATTCTTGCAGGGTTGCCCTTTTTTTATTTTCGGCTTGCCAATCCAAAAAGTTAACTTCAAGCCACATTGATAGTGTCAATTTTTTATTTTGAGTTTCATCTTTTTGGTTCATATTTTTAATATATCACTTTTGGTCAACCCCTTGACATTATTGGAAATATAATTATACTCATGGTTACATGAGTGACCAAAAGTATTTTGTTGTAACCAAAAATCAAGGATGGCAAGATGAGCGGAAATGTAAAAGAGATTGTTGAACAGGAATTTGAAGTGCAGGGAAATCCGAGTTTGCGGAAGTTCGCAGAGTGGATGATGGAAGGTATGTCCAAAGAAGGTGAAACATTGAGCCATGCATCAATAATCAATTGGTTAGCTGGCAAGCCTCCGAAGACAGAATTTTTGGAAGATATGTTGGCAGTTTATCCCGTTACTGATCGCCGCTTCGCTTTGGCTTTGCGATTGTTGGCGGCCAAGAGTCCGCATGTGTGGGGAGTTGAGGGTGTGGTTTGGAGATTGCACAAAAGTTTGCAGAAATCGAAATAAGGATCGAGCGCACAGGGACGGGCTGTGCGCTCTGGACGGGACGGCTGGACGGGCCGTTTTTTGTACTGTGAGTGTAGTGCAGGTTTGAAGTTTTGTGGGGTTTTTCCCCAAGGAGACGGCAATGCCAAATAAAAAAGGTGGTCGCATTTCAGCAAACTATATCCGCAAGTATTTTCCAAGCCTTCGACGTGTGTCAACGCCAGAGGGGCGCAGATGGACTTTGGATGGCCAAACGTTTCTTGTTTCTCTGCAGGATGTAATTACATCCATTAGGGGTGAAATAAAAAAAGCTGAGTTGGCGATGGCTGAAGTCAATGCGAACAGTGAGAAGGGAGCTGATGATGTTCAATCAAATTGATCTTACCCAGTTGCAAGTTGCATCCCAGTTAGATTGGCGCGTCGAGTTTGGCCTTTGGCTGAGGCAGACGCCCACACAGAAGCGCAGAGAACGCAGTCATCTATCGGTGAACGCTTATGCATCAGATATCGAGCAGATGAGCCGCTGGTTTGCAAGTCGGTATGAGGTCGAGTTTGCGCCCGATCAGTTGAACAGTGCCAATTTGCAGGAATATTTTGGCGCGATGGATTGCGCACCTGCAACCTATAACCGCAGGCTTGCATCCGTGCGAATGCTGATCAAGTGGTCAAGGTCAAATGGCATGATGGATTATGACCCAAGTGAATGGATCCCAGTGCAGGATGCGACCAGGGAAAGTCCACGGGATGTGAATGATGACGATCGCATCATGCTGGAACTGGCGGCTGAATCAGAAGAGCTGTCGTTGATCGGTTTACGCGATAGTTTGATCTTCTTTTTGATGTCGAATGCGGGATTGCGAATCAGCGAAGTGATCAATTTGAAAATGAGCGATTTGCATCTGGAAGATGGATATATCCACGTTTTTGGAAAAGGCGATAAACACCGCAAAGTAAAAGTGGGTGGGCGGCTTGTGGAGAAGATCAACGCATGGATCTCGCGGATGCCTGATTCTGTTGAAGGAACATTGATCACCGACGAGAAAGGTCTATCCATTGGACGCGAACAGGCATGGCGGCGCTTTGGTTTGATCGCTGAAATGGCTGGCGTAACAGTAACTCCACATGCAATGAGACACACATTTGTTTTGAGATTTATGGATGCAGTTATGAGTGGAGATCCAAGCAAACTGCCAGCGGCTATTGATGCGGTTTGCCAACAGACGGGTGATCGTCCTGAAGTGATATTGGCTTATTACACGAGAGCAAGGGAATCGGATTTGCGCGCTGCGGCGGAGGTGATGTGATGAACCTAAAAGATCGATTTGTTTGTTGGTTATTGGCGGCATTTGATCGCCTTATGGATACTGTCACATTTGGCGCGTGGGAGCGGGTCCGCGGGGAAGTGCGATGGAATATTAAAGTTAAGGCGAAATAATGAATGGGAATGCGCGTCGATTTGGTTACAGAATTCAAGGCGGACTATATTCCGCTTCCGCCAGAGATGGTGGAAGCCAGGCGCGCAAGTCTGCTGCTGCTATTGCAATGGGTCAGGGACGAAACAAGTTTTTTGAAGGCGGAGCACAGTAATGGACTTTTGGGTATTGTTCGTGATGGTGGCGATGGCCGAATTGGGTCTTCACTATATCCCTTGGAAGTTGATGCTGAGAGGAAGAGAACTTCCACGCATCGCAGCATATACGCTTGGTATGTTGGGCATGATGGTTCCGCTGTCCGCATGGTTATGCAAACATAATGAGGTTGATGTAGTGGGCGTTCTGTGGGCAGTCATATTTACAGCAGGCATCACAGTGCTGACTTTATATGGATTCGATCATTATCTGGATTTGATTATGAAAGATATAGAAGCCGCAGAACGAGAGAAGTTGAATGGCGAGAAAAGCTGAAGGCGCAGGGAAGATCCGCGCTGAATTGGAAGGCGCAACACTGGCCCTCGTTGATGTTGAAGAATGCATGCCAACTGTAGTGCTGCGTATTGAGCAGGCAATACGCAGGGCAGGACTTAGTACCCTGCTGATGCCAGCATTGACTGATCTGCAACGTATGGCTGCATCTGTACGAGAGGCAAAGAGCCAGGTCAATGCGGCGACAGTCAAGTTGATGGAGAGATGATGGTGCGCGTCGCTAGTTTTTTAGGCAGTAGTAGAAAGAGTCGCGAACTTCCCATATGCCGCGTGGTCGGGCGATGTGTAGAAATCGTTTTTAGCGGTCAAAAAAGATGCAACATAACATGGGGTTATGTTGCATGGATGAGGGGGGGGTGCCTTTCATTCATAGGTAGGGGGGTAGGCCTATAGCTAGCGGCTCGGAAAAATTGAGCAGGTGTACAGAAATGGTGTATGGACGGTTTGGAAAATCTTGAGGCTTCGGACGGATACATGACAATCATTGATGAAATAAAACAACGAGTAGATATTGTAGAGCTGATCCAGCAGGATGCGGCGGTGAGGCTTCGCAAATCGGGAAAGAACTGGACCGGGTTCTGTCCATTTCATGCGAATTCGCATTCGCCTGCGCTGATCGTATTTCCCGATACACAGACCTGGTATTGCTTCGGCTCATGCAATGAGGGCGGGACGCAGATCGATTGGGTGCTAAAGAAGAACGCGGGCTGGGATGTGAAGGAAGCGATCAGGGAACTTGCTCAGCGGGCGAATTTGCCGATGGGTGATATGGACGGGCCTGAGTTGCGCCAGCGTTTGGCTGTGAGGGCACGTGAAGATGCGATGCAGATCGCGGCGCGTGTGTTTGCGAAGTGGCTGCAGCAAGATGAGGAGGCTTTGGCCTATGCCAGGGGCCGCGGTTGGAGTGATGAAACAATCACAGCATCACGCGTGGGATTCAGCGGGCGGGCTACTGCTGCTCAGGTAAAGGAAATGAAGGGCGAGTTTGATCTGCATGGCATCAAATATGACTCGCCTGATGCGGTGATGATCCTTGGTTACAGGGGCGATGTGAGCGCCTGGGCACAGAGCCATGGTCTTGACCCTGCTTCTTTCAAAGAGAAGGCGGTGCATGGGTTGATGGATAAGCCTGGACTGGTGTACGCGCACAAACTCAACGGGCGGATCGTGTATTTATCGCGGAGGCAGATGCCTGGTCATGATGTGATCCGACAAGCATCAGGTGAAGAGACTGAGTGGAAGTCGTTCAATCCATACGCGGCGCTGGCAGGCGAGAAGGTCCCGTTCTTCAATCATATGCATTTGCGCGAACGGGATCGGGTGATGATCGTTGAAGGGCAGGCAGATGCAATCACGCTGGCGCAATGGGGAATTCCTGCGATGGCGCTGAATGGATCAGCATGGAAATCCCTGGATGAAGAGATCAAGCTGCTACAAGATAAATATGCAACGATCTATTTCGCAACTGATTCGGATACACCGGGCGAAACGATCGTGACGGGCAAGAAAAATGATTTTCCACTGACTACTGCTTTTGGGCCGATGTTGTGGATCGCACGCTGGCCGAAATTCAAGTGGACGCGGCCAGATGGAAAAGAAAAATCATGCAAGGATGCGAACGACCTGGCTCAATATCACGCTGACAACCAGATCGAAGCGAAGATGCAGACTGAGAACGTGAAGAACGTTTTCGACAAGGCCGAGCCGATCGTGCTGCTGGCCGCGCAATATGCAGGGCGGCAACAAGGCGCGGACCGTCAGAAATATATGGATTTTATTTTGCCATTGATCGCGAGAATGTCGGTCAACTCGCGTAATGATATGCGGCTGAAATTGGCCAAGGCGATCTATCCAGAAGATCTATTCCCTGAATATAAAGGTGCGCCGCTGCGACCGTTCCAGAAGTTGATCGGCGATGAGCTGAAGAATAAAGAGGATGATGGCAAGCCCGTTGAGATCGAGGAAGTAATGGGTGGATGGTATCCAGTGAATGAGGATGGATCGGAAGGATACCTGCTCGAGATGTGCTACGACAAGCGCAACGGCAAGGCGAAGTTTGCATACGCTCACATTTGGCTGAAGCCACAACAAGGATCTGTAACGCTGACTTCAACAAGAGAGATAGGAATCAAAAATTTCGTTGACATCAATGGAATACGTTACACGCCAATGATCGATGACAACGTGCGATATGGAACCGTGCGACTGCCAACCGAATTGGGGGGCAAGAAAAATATTCGAGTGCTGCTGGCAGAGATCAGGCTGTTCATCACAAGATATTTTCTGCTTGACCAGGATATTCACATCATTCAGTCATCGTTGTATGCATTGTTCACATGGGTCTATGACTGTTTTCCATACCTGCCCTATTTGCGAGCACGCGGCGCACCAGGATCGGGCAAGTCGGAATTGATGCTGCTGGTTGGAAAGGTCTGTTATCGGATGATGACGACCGCGGGACTGACAAGCATTGCTGGTTTCAAAGGCATGGCGCACATTTATAAAGGCACGCTGATGATCGATGAGGTTGATTCATTGTCTGCAAACAGCAAAGAAGACCGCGGCGAGCTGCGAGCGCTGCTGAATGTGCGGGCAATGAAAGAACAGGCGCGCATTGTGACGATGATGGATGTGCTGAAGACGGATGGAACTCATACGTTTCGACCTACTACTACTTTTGTGTTTGGTCCGACTTTGTTGACGATGTATGGGGCATTCAAAGACCCAGCAACTGAAAGCCGCTGCCTTTCATTCGATCTTTATAAGCGCGATGTGCGGGATCTGTTGAAACACAATCCACCGATCGAGCCTGGTGTGATCCCGCCTGAACAAGAAATCGAATCGCAGTCGTTGACAAATGATCTGTTGTATTTCAGATTGAATACCTGGATGCCGAGAATTGAAGTGGATACATCAGTGAAGCTGACAGATATTCGAGTGAGTGCGCGCATGAACCAGGTGATGCGACCTTTGAAGGTGCTGGCCTACCTGCAGGGCGATAAAGAGTTGATGGATGATCTGAACATGGTGGCTGAGATCAACTATGAAGAGGAACAAAACCGTGCAGCTGCGAGCTTTGAGGCCATGATCGGTCGTGCGGTAATCGCGACGCATGAGGATGAGGAATTTGCCAAATATGTGCAACGCGGGAAACTGAGAAAGCTGGGCGTGGTGCGCTATGTGCTGGCCAAAGACCTGGCGTTGATCGCAAATCAGATGATGGATGCTGAGAATTTCTCTGAAGGCAATCAAAAGAAAAAAGAGGGAGACGGTGTGACTGCGCGAACGGTTGCCGAGCTTTGCCGCAATATGTTCAGGCTGCCGGTGGAGCGGGCGGGTTCGAAAGGCGGCGGAAATGCGGTGGTTTTGGATGTGGAAACCATCTCGTCAATCAAATTCCGCTTCGGGATGGATCAGGTTGATCTGGATGATCCGAAACAGATGGAGCTGAAAACATGAAGATTATGAAGATCATGAAGCACTTTGGGCGTACGGCGGAAAATATTTGTTTTGTAGAGAAAACGGCTTACAAAACAAATATTACAGGGTGTATTTTGGCGAAATATCTTCATATTGCTTCATAATCTTCATGTTTTACAAGGTTGTCAGACAAATAGAGGCGAAAACATGAAGATTATGAAGATTAATGAAGAAAGGTTATTTAACGGATTTTATTTGCCTTGTATATAGAGAGGGTCGCGACGACCCGAGAAATTCTCGAAAACATGAAGCAAACATGAAGATTAATGAAGATACATGAAGAAGTTGATCGGAGGATGACATGGAAGAATTGAGCTTGACTGGTTCTGGCGGAGTTCAACCCCCTCTGTCCTATGGCCATCCCTCCAAAATAGGGGAAGAGCGCCCCGGGTTGGGGGAGAACAAAATATTGAGCTGGTGTGTGGCTGCCGGGGCGCACCCGAATGAGGATGAAGGTTGGTTCATGCTGTTCAAGTTCCCGAATGGGTTGACGGCGACGGTGGCGTGGACGTTGCAGACGGATGGTATCGAGGTGGGGGTGCGGAATGGAGATTGGTTGGTGGATGTGATCCCGAATTTGAGCGGAGATGAGATCCGCGCGGCGTTGGAAGAAGTGATGAGAAGGTCGATATAGAAAGGAGATTTGAAATGAAAAGTATGAGCTGGATATTTGGAATTATGTTGGGACTGATCGCGTTGGTGATCGGGATTGGGATGTTGGGAGATGTGTACACACTTTATGCGACCCCAACCGCTGCGCCGATCATTGATGAAAGCATTGAGCATGTACATTACGCACCGAATTATGAAGAGAATAACGACAAGTTTTGGGCTGGCGCTCCCATTTTTGCAGATGGCACTACCTCACGCGCCTGTTTCGATACTCAGATCGCATCTTATTATATTTATGATCCGCAGGTTGGCACGTGGATGGCGTTTGTATGCACATTGACCGAGGGGTTTGGCATCGTTTCTTTGGCACCTGATGCGCCGTTCTCGATTGAAACTGTCACGGAATATGATGCCTATTTGAAGGGGAAGGGGTACGGCCAATGAAATCATCCATGAAAACTGCCATGGTGGTATTGACTTTCATTCTAGCAATCGCAGTTGTTTTATTCTGGCGACAGGTGTGGGGTATCTTCGCGGGGATGAGTGTGCTTGAAGCGATGAATACCATCGTGACGTTCATTTTGCATGTGACTGTGGCTACCATCTCGGTTTATGCGTTGACGTTGATCCCTGAATATGTTTTGCCCTGGCTGAAGGTTTTCCGAATCAAACAGAGACGGGCTATGAAAGCACGCAGGCATGGACGGATGCCAGAACAGGCAGTCAAAGCGCCGAGGATGAATTTTAATAAAATGTTGTTGTCATTGCTGGCAAGACAGGCCCCCTCTGCCTTCGACATCTCCACCAAACGGAGAGCGCGTTTATGGGAGAGTGAAATTGAAGAGCCTACCATTCGTTTGGATTTATAGAGGTTGATATGAAGAAATTAATTTTGATCGTGTTCCTATTTCTTACAGCTTGTGGATCTTCGAACAACGCAGTCACACCGACCGCCACGCCAAACCCTGGTGAGATCGCTTTGCAGATGATGCAACAGCAAATGGCGGCCAATGCAACTTCTCAGGTGGTTGGCTTGAACTTTACCGCCACCGCTCAAGTTGTGGGTGTGACGGCAACTGCGAATCAACTGATCATCGAAGGTCAACGCACTGAACAGGCGCGCGTGGATGCGGCGGCAACATCTGAACAAAAGCGTGCAGATGCACAGGCGACGCAATCCAGAATGGATATAGAAGCACGGGCAACACAGGCGCGCATGGATATGGACGCGCAGGCGAC